CATATTGGAGTGCATCACCCGCGCGGAGAACGCCCGGCGCAACCACCCACGCAGCAAACACCCCGAGCTGGGCCGACTGATCCAGCTCAAGGGCGTCATCACCCGCCACATCAACCGCATCGCGCGCCAAGCGCAGGAGCAACCGACACCATGAGCACTACCACACCCGACACACCGGCGCCCAGCATGACCGCCATGCGCAGCCACCTGATGGCCGTGCTGGACGATCTGCGCGACCGAGAAAACCCGATGGACCTCGACCGTGCCCGCACCATCGCAAAAGTCGCCGACGCGTTGATCGACAGCGCACGCGTGGAAATCGAGTTTCTCAAAGTGACCGGGCAGGAAACCAGCCAGTTCCTCACACCCCCCGTCGAAGCACCGCGGATCGAGCACACGCCGGAGAGCGGATACACGCAGGGCGATATCGTGCGCATCAACGGCGTGACGCGGCACACGCTGCGCGGCTGACCGACATGACCAGCACACCCAAAAAACCACGCAACAAGCGCACGCTCGGGCAAATCGCGGCGGAATTCCACGCCGCCCACGATGCTGCGCTCAATCCGAATACCGGCGTCGTGACGTTCGCGCACTCGCCCGCCAGCCTGCGCCAGGTCGGCGGCACGCACTACAAACAGATGGCCGTGCAGCCCTGGGACGTGGTCGACGACTGGCCGCTGGAGCAGCGCATCGGCTTCTATCGCGGCGGCGTCCTCAAATACCTGATGCGCATGGGCGCCAAGGACGAGGGCGCGCTGGAAATCGCCAAGGGCCAGCACTACATGGCCAAGCTGCTCGAAGTGCTGCAGGAACAGAGCGCGCAGGTGGCCGCATGAAGCGCGGCCCGATCACCGCCTCGACTCCGGGACTCGCTGCGCAGCCCGTACAGGTGCCCCACCGCACCAGCCGCGTGTTGCTGGAGGCCGCGCTGCTCGCGCTGCAGCTGCGCGAATACACCATCGCCGCGTTGGGCGAATACCTCACCGACAAGCATCCCGACCATCACCTCGACATGGAGCGCCTGATCGAGCGGCTGGTGCAGCGCGGCGAAATCGAATTCGCCGACGAGACGATCGGCCTGACCGACGCCGGCGAGGATGCCGCCGCGCGCATCCGCGACCGGCCCGCGCTGAAAATCGCGCAGCCCGTGCACAGCGAATCGCAACGCCGCGCCCTGCTCCTGGCCGGCACCGCCACGCACGACCTGCAGGCGCTGACCCGTGGCCTGGTCCGTTGCGCCGCGTCATCCGCCGACCTGGCCACGCCGCCACCGCGATCCGGCGCCCAGGCCTGCCTGGAGCTGCCCAGCCGCATCGGTGACCGCCTGCATTACCGCGACGGGCGCGTGACCGACATGGGTGGCGTCGCGCTGCAAGGCAGGCGGACACCAGCCACCTATCGACCGACCAGAGACGGCACCAGCGCGGTGGCGCGCGTGGCGTTTCCAGAGCGGCCGTTTATTTTCTAACCAAAGGATCACCATGCCAATGACTGAATACACCGCCGATGCAGGCACCGCGGTTGCCGAACAGGCCGAGACGACCGCCTCCACCACGATCGCCACCGCCCCGATCCACGACAACGAGATCTCCGAGATCGTGGCCGTGCCGCTGGCCGACATCCAGGCCAGCCCGTTTAACCCGCGCCAGATCCACAACGCGGCGGCCGACGCCGAGCTGGCCGAGTCCGTGCGCCAGGTGGGTGTGCTCGAGCCCGTGCTGCTGCGGCCGTTGCCCTTGCAGCCCGGCGAAGATCCGTTTTCCCATGAACACTACGAACTGGTGTTCGGTCACCGGCGCTGGCTGGCCGCGCAGGCCGCGGGGCTGGACAGCATACCGGCGATGATCCGCACGCTGAGCGACGCCGACAGCGCGCAGCTGCAGGCCATCGAGAACCTGCAGCGCGAGGATCTGACCGCCATGGACGAAGCCCGCGGTTACGCCGCGTTCATCGAGACCCACGGCGTCAACAAGGACCAGCTGGCCGCGCGCATCGGCAAGAGCCGCACGCACGTGTACAACCGGCTCAAGCTGGCCGCTCTGGTGCCCGATGCGGCCAAGGCCCTGCTGGACGGCAAGCTCAGCACGAGCACGGCCGAACAGATTGCGCGCATCCCCGCCAAGCACCAGGTGCGTGCGCTGGCCGTAGCGCTGGAGACGTTCCCCCACGCCACCACGCGCTCGTTTCGCCGGGTGCGCGACGAGCTGCTCGAGAAGTTCACGCTGGATCTGAAAACGGCGATCTTCGACACCGCCGACGCGGTGCTGCTTGAGCTGGCCGGCGCCTGCACCACCTGCCCCAAACGCAGCGGCCAGACGCCCGAGCTGTATGGCGACATGATCGAGCGCGACGAGCCGCTGTACAAGTGGGGCAAGAGCCAGCACGGCAGCGCAGACATCTGCACCGACCCGGACTGCTTTGCCGAGAAAAAGAAGGCGCACCTGGCCAACCAGCGCCGCGCGCTCGAGGTCAAGGGCGCCACCGTCGTGGCCGGCTCGGCCGCGATGGCGGCGGTCGACGCGCAGGGCAATGTCAAGGGCGCCTACATCGCGCTGAGCGAAGTGCGCGCAGAGCTGGCCAAGCTCAAGAAGAACCCGCGCCAGGTCGCTGGCGTCGAACAGGCGCCGCCCACGGTGGTTACCATCCAGAACCCCCGTGATGGCACAACCATCCAGGCCGTTAAGCGCGCCGACCTGGCCGACGCTGGCGCCAAGGTGGAGCAGCACGCCAAGGCGCAGAACAGGTTCGACGAAGCACGCAAGCGCGACGCCAAGGCCCGCGCCGAGAACGAGGCCAAGGCCAAGGCGCTGACCGATCGCCACCTGGCGCTGCTGGCCAGCGTGCGCGATGCGGCCGCCCAGGTGCCTCGCACCGCGTTCGACCTGCAGCTGATCGCACGCGTGGCCTGGGCCGGCGTCGAGTACTCCGACCGGCAGGTCCTGGCTCAGCTGTACGGGTTCAAGCACCACGTCGACCTAGGCAAACACTTCGGCAACATGGACGTCGACGCCCTGGGCCGGTTCTGCCTGGACTGTGCCCTGGTGCATGACGTGCAGGTCAATTCCTATTCGCTGAAACAGCAGCCGGAGAACCTGCTGCAGGCGGCCAAACACTATGGGGTAGAGGTGCCCATGTGCGACGCGGCCGGCATGACGCCGGAGCAGGCGCTGGCCGGGTAACCAAAGGGCTAGCCGCGCGCCCTTGTCAAGCGCGGCATTCACGGAGATCTACCACACATGAATACCATCGCCCCCACCGCCGAGCTGCGGCTGGCCAGCCTGCCTGCGATCGGCAGCGACCTCGACGGCGGCATTTTTGCCGGCCTGACCACCAAGCCCGACGGCACCCACTGCGCGGTGATCCTGCTGCCCGGCGCTGGCACGGACCTAACCTGGACCAAAGCCAAGGCATGGGCCAAGAAGCAGGGTGGCGAGCTGCCGTCGCGCCCCGTCGCCGCGCTGCTGTTCGCCAATGTCAAGAGCGCCCTGACGCCACGGTGGCATTGGACCAGCGACGAGGTCGACGCCTCCTACGCCTGGCGTTGCCGCTTCGACTACGGCTACCAGTTCAACGATCGCAAGAGCTACGAAGGTGGTGCTGTTGCCGTCCGCCAGATTCCACTCGTCGCTTGATCCTTCAATCCTTTTTTCACTCTCGGAGAACACGATGACCGCCGTCACCATCGAACTGATTCAGGCCAAGCAGACCGAGCTGGCCAGCATGATCGCGCACTTGCTCGCCACGCCTGTGCAGACCACCACCATCCAGATCTTGGAGGACTCGATCGAGCTGGCACCCGGCGAGCACTATGCCGGCGCCGTGCTGGATGCCAATGGCCAGCACCGGGCGCACCTGGTGCTGATGGCCGCCAAGGCCGAGCAGGGCATGACCTGGAAAGCCGCGCTGGAGTGGGCCGAGGCCGAAGGCGGTGCACTGCCCACCCGGCAGGAACAGGCATTGCTGTTCGCCAACTGCAAACCGCACCTGCAGCCTGGCTGGCACTGGTCCTGCGAGGAGCATGAAAGCGACGCCTCCTACGCCTGGCTTTGCAACTTCGACGACGGCGACCAGGGCGACGGTCTCAAGAGCTACGAAGGTGGTGCTGTTGCCGTCCGCAGAGTTTGAGCCTTCGGTCCTTCAATCCTTTTTGAGCTGACCGCTGACCATGGCACTTCACACAGAGCTCCCGATTTACCGCACGGGTGTGCGGCTGCTGAGCCTGGCCGTCCGGGTGCAGGAGCAGATGCCCCGCAGCATCAAGCGCATCCTGGGCGACAAGGTCACCCAGCACTGCGTCGACATGCTGGACCTCATGGCGCTGGCCAATGCCAGCCAGCACGAGGCGCGCGCGGAGTACATCCAGGAGCTGCTGAAGCGCCAGCGCGCGGTCACCGTGCTGCTGCGGGTGAGCCACGACAGCCGCTATCTAGCACCGAAGCTGTGGGCCGAGTCGGTGGAACTGCTGGGCAGCATCGGCAAGCAAGCCGGCGGTTGGCTCAAGTCGTCGAACAGGGCGCCTGCAGCATGACGGTCAAGGCCCTCATGCCCGTGCGCATAGTGAATCTGGTCGCGCCGCTGGCCCACGAGGCCACCGACATGCACGCCACGGAGACCGCCGCTATCGCGCGGGCCAGGTCCGGTGCAGCCACCTCTCTGATCGGCCCAGGCCTTCGGAGTGGCGGTGTGGAAAGCGCGATGGTTACGCCTCCTACGCCTGGAATTGCAACTTCAACAACGGCAACCAGAACAACAATCACAAGAGCTACGAAGGTGGTGCTGTTGCCGTCCGCAGATCCACACCTGTTCTCCGCACTGGTCCAGGCCTACCTGGACTGCCGGCGCACGAAGCGCAATAGCGCGAGTGCACTGGCCTTCGAGGCCCAGCTCGAACACAACCTGCTGCAGCTCCACGAGGAACTCGCCAGCGGCGCATATCGGCCTGGGCGCTCGATCTGCTTTGTCATCACCCACCCCAAGCCGCGCGAGGTGTGGGCCGCCAGGTTTGGCGATCGCATCGTGCACCACCTGCTGTACAACCAGATCGCGCCGGGCTTCCATGCGCGGTTCACGGCCGACAGCTGCGCCTGCATCCCGGGCCGCGGCACCCTGTACGCCGCGCGCCGGCTGGAGCACCAGGTGCGCAGCCAGACCAACAACTGGAGCAGGGCGGCCTACTACCTCAAGTGCGACCTGGCCAACTTCTTCGTGAGCATCGACAAGGCGGTGCTGCTGGAGCAGCTGCGCCGCCGAATTGCCGAACCCTGGTGGATGTCGCTGGCCGAAGTGATCCTGATGCACGACCCGCGGGGCGACGTCGAGCTGCGTGGCAATCGGCGCGAGCTGGCCATGGTGCCACCCCATAAGCGCCTGTTCAATGCGCCTGACGGCCACGGCCTGCCGATCGGGAACCTGTCCAGCCAGTTCTTCGCCAACGTGCTGCTGGACGATCTGGACCAGCACGTCAAGCACCAGGTGCGCGCCCCGCACTACGTGCGCTACGTTGACGATTTCATCCTGCTACACGACAGCGCCCAATGGCTGAAACGGGCACAAGCCTCGATCGAAAGCAAACTCGCAGAGCTGCACCTGGCGCTGAACCCGCGCAAGACCATCCTGCAGCCCGTGGAGCGTGGGATCGACTTCGTGGGTCACGTAGTCAAGCCATGGAGGCGCATCACCCGCCGGCGCACGCTCAACCTCGCGCTGGACCGGCTACAAGACATGCCGGCCACCGAGCTGCACCAGTCGGCCAACAGCTATTTCGGGCTGCTGCGGCAGTCTTCGCACAGCCACCACGACCGGACCCTGGTTGCCAACGTGCTGCGCGATCGCGGCCACGTTATCGCTGGCTCAATCACCAAGGTTTACAGGAGAGGCGCATGAGCAAGGACGTCGAGATCGAGGTCGAGGTCCGCGCCGAAACGCCCAAGGCGTTGCTGGTGTTCGATGGCAAGACCGAGGTATGGATTCCCAAGTCGCAGATCCGAGACCAGTGCGAGGACCAGCTCGGCACCATCACCAGCATATTCATCAGCGAATGGCTGGCGGGTGAGAAAGGGTTGATATGAGCGCCATCACCGCTGCCAATGCTGCCAAGATGCTCGGCGTGAGCGCCGGCAAGGTGTACGCCCTTGCTGCGCCGGCCGGGCCAATTCCATGCACCAGAATCGGCAAGCGTATTATTTTCGACCAATCGGACGTTTTGGAGTACCAGGCATCATGTCGATATATCGAGACAAAACGCGCGGTTGCTTCGTGTTCGACTTCTCCCGCACGATTGAAGGCCGACGAGTCCGCTCTACAAAAGTCCTTCCGCGCGCTTGGAATCAAGCCCAGGCCGACGCTTTTGACCGGCAGGAATCAGCCAAGCTCTACGCCATTGCCACACGCGTCGAAGGCGTTGACCACCTGATCGAGGAAGCCGTCGCCACCTACGTGTCCGAACGCTGCCCACAGCTCAAGCACGGCCGCGGCTACGCGATGGAATTGCAGGAGCTGATGCCCTACTACGTCGGGCGACCGTTGAGCGCCCTGAGCGACGTTTGCAAGGCCATCAGGCTGCGCGCATCGACGCCCGATCGCCCGCTCAAGCCGGCCACCATCAAGAACAAGCTGCGCTACCTGACCGCTGCGTGTCGCTACGGCTGGAAGCACCACGGTATGGGAACCAGCGACCCGGCTGCCGGCGTCGTCGTGCCGAGCGTCAACAACGCCCGCGACAAATACATCGGACGCCGGGAAATGCTGCAGATCGCCAGAGCGTGCCAGGACCGCGCGACTCGCGCCGCCATCCGCATCGCGTTCTACTCCGGCATGCGCCTGGGCGAGATCCGCACCGCCGAGGTCATCGGCACGGCGTTCGTCCTGCGCGACAGCAAGAACGGCGACCCGCGCATCGTCCCGATCCACCGCAAGCTGACGGCGTGCCTACGCTACACCTGGCCATCGCGGTTCAAGATGCATTACCACTGGGACAAGGCCAGGACCACCACTGGCATGCGGTGGCTGCGATTCCATGACCTGCGCCACAGCGCGGCCACGGCGATGATCGAGTCAGGGGTCGAGGTCTACACGGTGGGCGCTGTGCTGGGGCACAAGTCCGCGCAATCGACCAAGCGCTACGCACACCACAGCGTCGGCAAACTGGCCATCGCCATCAACTCAATCGGGCGCAAGGCGGCATGATTTTTCCATACGCTACTGGAGTGCTACGGTGTTAATAGCGCGAAACCCGCATGAATACTGGAGGCGCGACCCGGAGTCGAACCGGGCTAATCGGATTTGCAATCCTCCATGCAAGCCCTTGAAACGCGCCCGCCGATTGTACGTGCCTGGGGAACCGCCCTTTCTGGCGTCCATGGGAATCATGGTTTCCTATCAATTTGCCAGATTTTTACCAGACGGCCGCGTCTGTCGATTCGTCGGCGTCAACCCAATGATCGAGGCCATAAAAAAGCCCACAAGCCGCGCTGGCCTGTGGGCTGTAGGGTAGTAGCCAGCGGGCTACCAATCGCCCCGCCACGGTCCAGCGATCAGGCCGGCGGGGCCGTTGCTGCGACCTTGGCCAAATCCAGGCCCCGGCGCATCCGGCTGACTGCATTGCTCACGCTCGCCGGGCTCAGTCCGGTCAGCGCGGCGACCTCGCCAGGCGCGTGGCCGTCGACCAGCACCATGCGTGCTGCGTCCTGTGCGGCTCCGGCGCGCAGGCGCAGGAGCTGGGCCAGAGCAGCGAATTGGCCGGCGGTCATGTGGTGGTTGCCTTGCGCTGCACCGACGCCCGGCCAGCCTCGTAGCCGGTCACGTATGCCTCCGTCATCAGCATGCGCAACTCGTTGTCGGAGGTCAGCGAGAATTCTTCCTGGCGCCAGCGCCACCGAGCCAGGTACTCGGCGCACGCCGCGTGCATGCGGGTGCGCCAGGAGCGGTTTGGGTGGTTGGTCATGTCAGACCGTTAGATTCCTCGAAATCGAATGCTCGTTCCTCCAGAGCCTCAACGATTCCACTACGCCATTGAGTAGGAGTGATCTCCCACGTCCGGCAGTCGGTTTTGTCCGCAGCCCGGAGTTTGAGCGCGTCGAGCAGCTCCGGAATGCTGTTGTCGTTGTAGCAGGCCTCGCCAAACGGCGACATGGCCGTGGAGTCCGAGCTGTGCGACACGGCATTGATGCCGGTGCGGATGATGGCCAGGTATTCGGATTTGGTTGTCATGATTTTCTCCTGCCCCACTCCCGGGAGGCGCCGGTCGGCTGCTGTTTTGCTGCCGATGCGTCTATCATACACGTTTACACGTGTATATCAACGACTTATTTACCGCTCGTCGGAAATATTTTCCGCCCTCAGACACACCTCTCGGGTGTATCCCTGCAGAGCTTCAGTCTGACTTGCCAGCGCTCGATACGCGCTGTCCACTCGTCCAAGAGCGTCGGCACATTCGGCAATGATGCCGTCTCGGGGATCGTCATCAGCTCGGCCGGTGGCGGCGGGATCTGCGCCGGGCGCACGATCGTCGCCGGCGAGGGCGGCCCCGAGGCGGCGCAGGCTGTCAGCAGCAGCGCGGTCAGCAGTAGCGCGGCGGGTCTTTTCGATGGCGTATGCATTGGATACCTTTCGGACTTTGTCGTTGAGCGCCTGCTCGGTGGCGCGGGCGCTCTGCTCGGCCGCCAGAGCTGCAGCTGCACGCCGAGCGACGTCGACGTCCCATGCCGTCTGGACCTCGGCGCGGCCACGCGCCAGGCCGCGGTGATCGATCCACCTGTATCCAGCCAGCACTGCAGCAGCGACGACCGCGCCGGCAATCAGGCGCGGGGCAATGCCCGATAACCACGCGAGCGGGATCACGCCAGGCCCCGCGTGTACGTCACCCGTCCGCCGGCAAAATGCGCCGTCAACACCTGGTTGCGCTGGCGGGCGCTGAACGAGACGTGCACCCAGCCGACCTCGTAGATCAGCTGGTCGTACTGCAGCGTGCTCGCGTGCTGCATCAGCCACTCACAGACACGGCGCGGCGTCCCGAAGCGCGGCGCGACAAAGTCGGCGGCGTTGCCGGTAACGTGGTCGCTGGTCGGCGATCCGCGCACCAGGGTATTGAGCGCCGGGCAGCGATAGCCCGACTTGACGATTACCGACACGCCGAGCAGATCGCGCACAGCCTGCATTTTCGGGATCAGCACATTGGTCAGAGTGGCGAGCACCATCGGCGGCGGCGTGTTGTCGATCTCGTGCCGGGTCGCCGTGTCGCTGGAAACGAACTCGGACAGCGCAAAGTCTTTCGTGAGCATCATTTCCCTTCCAATTTCTCAATCTCAAGCAGCACCTCGATCAGTTTTTGGTTCAGCCGGCCCATTTCCTCGACCGTCGCTGTCGTTGTTTTGCCAGGCGCCCCGCGCACTTCGCGGTTCAGGCGCTCCAGCTCTGTGCGCTTGACCTTGAGCCGCGCGAGCTTCCATTGATCCAGCCAGATCATTTGTCGGCCAGCGGTTCGAGCGGCATTGGCCCACTAGCCTGCTGCCGGCCCACTGGGATGCCCTTCTCGTAGCCAGCTCGCATTCCTGCCACGAATGATTGCGAAACCTCGCTCTGGCTCCGTTCTGCAGCATCCTTGACGGCAACGGTGGCCAACGTGTTTTCGTCGATTTTTGCCGACAGATGCGTGCGAGCTGCCTCATTGGCCGCTTGCGCGGCGCGCGCTTGCTTTCCGTCCCACCACATTTTCACGAGCATGACCACCTGAGGCACAAGGATCGGCCACAGAATGTCGAGGTGCAGAGATTGCCAAAATCCATCGGACATCATGCCGCCCCCCGCATGACTTCCCATGCAATCCAACCAATAAAGCTGATCGCAGTGCAATACGAAACTGCACGCACTACGTCCAACTCCGGCCGGGTGACTATTCGAGTGCTCAACTGATCCACGGCCTTCGCCAACGCTTGCCACGCACTTGCCATCTGCGCCATTTCGCGCACGATGTCCAGTTCCAGCTTCTGCATCCGGTCCTCGAGTCGATCCTGCCGCCCTTCGAGATGGTCGTAACCGCCGTTCAGTCTGTCGGACGTGCGCCCGGAGTTGCGGGCCGCGACTTTGGCATTGAGACGTCGTCCGCTAATTGAATCGTTCATGCGTGCCATCCATCGTTGTGTTGTTACGCGTCCGCCGTGATCCGGTTGACGTTGGTCCCGTCGCACTCGACGATCGCCGTTGTTCCGGCTGCGATGGTGATGCCGGTGCCGCTGGCGCCGATGACCTGTATCGACCCGCCGGTGCAGGTGTTGCGCACCGCCCAGCGCCGCCGCACCAGCGGCACGACCAGGTCGCGCGTGGCAGTCAGAGCGCCGGTGGTCACCAGCGTGTCGCACAAAGCCAGCGCCTGAGTCAGCGTCTGGTTGGCGTCGGCCATGGCCTGCGTGCCGATGCCGTGCGCGTGCCTGGCCAGCAGCGCGGCGCTGCGGGTATCGGTGTAGCTGGTCACAGCACCAGCACTGGCGACGACGGTGTACAGCGGCGCGTGCAGTGGGTTGGGCGTGGTGGCGGTGACGACGACCGTGCCGGCCTGGGTCAGCCCGACGTAGTTGGTGGCGTTGGTCAGCGTCACCGTGCCATTGGCGACGGTGGTCGGCACACCGTTGACAACCATCTGCCCGCCGACGTATCCCCACGTCAGCCCGGTGGTGGTGAGCGGGTCGCGGGCGAACAGCTCGGACCACTTGACGTTGACAAAATTTTCGTTGATCGGCACTTCGGCGCTGACGTGCGCGGCGGATATGTTTTGCATGCTCTAGCCCTGGGTGATGAGTGGATAGCCGCGCCCGACCGTGGCGCTGAGCTGGTAGATGCGCATGTAGACCACGGTGCTGCCGGTGCCGTCGGTGGTGCGCTGCGCGCTGGTGTAGGTGCAGGTCTGGCTGCTGGCGGTGATGGTGCGCAATACCGGCGTGCCGGCCGTGGCCGCGGCAGCGCTGGCGAAAATGTCGACCTCGTAGCTTTCGGACTCCTCGCCCAGTGGCGCGCTCATGGCCAGCGGCCCGACCAGGCGCGTCGACAGGCGGGTGCCACGGCGCCAGGTGACGACGTGATCGGCGGCGGCGCGGTTGACCCGCGCGTCCACTGGAGCGATGCACTCCAGGCTGACACCAGCCGGCGTGATGGTCTGCGAACTGACGGCGCTCAGGAGCTGCCCGGCGCTGGCCGCCTTGTAGTAGCGCAGCTTGCCCAGCTCCGACGACTGCAGCGTGACGTAGCGCATACCGGCGGACGTGAGCGCGCAAAACACGTCGCCCGCCGCGTGACCGGTCATCGCCCAGCCGGTGCCGCGACGCCCGCGCAACAGACCGCTGAGCGTGTAGATGCCGGTGGCGACCAGCGTGGCCGTGCGGTACTGGATCAGCTCCGAGCCGATGATTGCCGCGTTGACGCTGTCGCTCTCCAGGATGTTGTCGCGCGTGACGCTGGCCAGGGTGCCGGTGCCTACGTCGACCGTGACGGTGCTGATCTCGTCCCACACATCGCCGCCGCTCCAGGCGGCCAGTGCGGTGGTGGCGCGGCCCACTGGCGCCTCTCCGACGATCGTGGTGACCAGCGCATAGCTGCTGTCGTTGCTGGCGTAGTACAACCCCGCGCCGTGCCAGTTACTGCCATTGCCCTGCACCGCGACGTAAAAGCCGGGCACGTTGTCATTGTCGCGCAGCAGCGGGATGTCGAGCAAATACAGCCGGGTCGATGCCGGCGCGCCGACGCTGGTCTGGCCCTGCGTGCCGGCGGTGGCCAGGCCGGCCTGGGTGTAGATGCTGGCGTCATCAAGCGCCAGATCAAGCTTGATGGTCTGGTTGACGTGCTCGATGCGACCGATGCGCATGCGCCACTGGTTGCCGTCCTCGTCCACGACCACGATCACGTCGTGCACCTGCAGGTACGAGTACGAATTGTCGACGACGATGGATGCCGTCGTCATGCTCACCACGCGCTGCAGCAACTGCACATCAGCGATCGATTTCGCCTCGCTGGCCGTGAATGCGAGCGGCAGCTCGACTATCTCGGTGCTCACCTGGCTACTGAGCAGTCGGTCGCTGAGTTGCGTATCTGGCTGGTAATCGTTTTCGACGGCGCTGTATGTGAGCGCGACCTGGGCAGGCACCTCCAGTTCATTGACAAGGCGCGGCGTGAATGCGTCCGCGTTGCCATCGGCTCCCAGGTCGTCCCACGGAATGGTCGCCACGGACGAGCCGCCAAGCGTGCGGAAATAAACCTTGTCGCCACCGACCGCGGCGAAAAGATATGCAGCACCCAGCACTTGCAGCGCAGAGCGGACGTTACTGACCGAGCCGATCTTGAGCGCGCGCACCGGCGTGGTGATGGCAGCCAGGTCCGATACGTCGAACCACGATGTTCCCGGGCGCGCGAGTTGACACAACTCCGACACCACGTTTTGCACGGTGTCGTCATCGATCGCAACCGTCACCGGGTCAGGCTCGCCCCAGTCTGCCGGGCTTATCGGCGGG